TGAACAAGTCAAGGCATTGCTTTCAAATAATGTTAGATTGAACGCTGATGGAGAGGTTGAAGTAGTTGATAGCAAAGGTGCTGTTCGTTATTCAGATAACGGCGAGCCCTTGGGAGTTGATGCGTTAGTTAAAGAGTTTCTTGACACTAACCCACATTTTGTAATGACAACACCCTCTACAACAAATACTAAATCTGCCCATACAAACTTGGTTAGTCCAGGTTTAGATATCTCCAAATTGGATATGAAAAATCCTGAACACCGTAAGGCTTATGCTGAATTCCAGCAGAAAGCCAAAGTAAAAATTTAAGTGCCACAAAATTAAAGGAGATTTTTAAATGGCTAATACAACTTCGATTAACAGCGAATTGTTTCAGAACCTGCTTGTTCAGTCTCAATACGCTCTATACGAAAACTCTATCGCTCGTGCGGTATCTACCGTTTTCGATTATCCAGTAGGTGCTGGTAAGACCGTTTCTGTTCCTATCTGGGCAGGCATCACTTCCAGCAAACCAGGTGAAGGCGTAGCACCAAGTGCCGCTGACACAAACACAAACAGCAAAACCATTGACTTGGCAGAGCACGTCGTTTTCGCAGAAGTTACTGACTTCCTACGCGATTCCGCACAAGAGTCTGTTATCACTGGTTTAGCAAATCAAGCAGGTTTAGCACTTGCTGAAGGCTTAGACAAAGAACTAATCGCTTTGTTCTCAAACATCGCTATCACCCAAGGTGTTGGTGCTACTGGTGCTGATAACACCGTAGATCACATTATGGCTGCTGCCGCTCTAATCCGCTCACAGAAATACACAGGCCCTATGTATGCCGTGTTGAATCCAAAGCAGGCTTATGGCATCAAGAAAGCAATGACAGCAACAAACTCTTATCAAGTTAATACCAATGCTGGTAACCGTGTGTTAGATCAATTCTTCATCGGTAACATCGCTGGTGTTACAATCCTTGAGAGTGCTTTGGTTGCCGTTGATGGCAGCGACGATTCTGTTGGTTGCGTATTTGCTCCATCAGCATTCGGTATCGCACAGCGTGGTGGTGTAACTATGGAAGAACAGCGTAATGCTGCCAAGCGTTCTACAGATGTTGTTATGACCGTTGTAGCAGGTGCCGGCATTCTTCGTCCAGAATTAGCAGTTAAGATTACTGGCGACGCCGCAGTTTAATTGAGGAAATAAAATGGCTTTCATTGAAGAAGCAAGCGTAATCGTTAGTTTCGCCGAGTTTCAAGATGTCGTTAATAAAGATCAACGACTATTTGAAGCCAATGAGGGCCTTTCTGATGATATCGTAGAACAACAGTTGGTAAGGGCTACAGAGCGTATCCTCGCAAAGATACGCTCTTCAGCCTGGTGGAGAAGTTACTATGTAAATCGTGACAACTCCGTGGTGTATAACACAGTGGCTGATATCCCCGTGGTAAATCCAAGTCGTATTAAAGCAAGACAAAACGACTTTACAGATTTATGCGTCTTTACCGCTATGTCAGAGTTCATATTACCCAGCATTGCTGATTTTGGTAATGAGAACAATGCCGAGCGTCAAAAGATGGGATACTATGCTCAAAAGGCGGACACACTCTTTGGTGAGTTGATTACCGCAGGTGACTGGTATGATTTCGATAATAGTGGCACAATCACTTCTAACGAAAAAGAACCCGGAGCCTATAACTTGAAGAGAGTAAGATGAGACAAGAAGTGTTAGACTACATCAATTCGTTGCCCTTAGGCAGTTACCTCGCAACTGAGGAAACACCTTGGAGTGACAACGGGACTCCTCTATATGTAAAAAATCTCAAAAAGATTTATGTAGATAATCCCGAGTATGTGTCTGAAAATCTTGTTGCAACACTAGGCACACTACAAATCAACCAAGAAACTACCAGCATCAGAATTTTCCTCGCAAACGACGCTAAAACAATTCCTTCTAACTATGATAACTTAATCACAGATTTGAAAGCGACAAAAGACATTACTACCATCGAAGGCTTACACCGTAGAGAAGTAGATGTCAATGTCACTTATCAAAACGACATTATGATATCTGAATTAGAAGTAAGATTTATTAAAATATCAACATAAGGAGAACGCCAAATGGCATACATTTACCCAGCACCAGGTGTAGCCTCAGCACAAATGACGCTGAAAATACATCACACTTCAAAAGTTGCTGACGCCACTGGACTTTCCGTTCCTGCTTTACAAGATGTAACTGTTAATAACGCTAACGATGTCTTTACCTGGACACAGTTAGACAGCGGTTCTAAACAACAAATTGCTACTACTGCCACAAACAGTATTGCAATGAACTTGGTTTTAGATCAAACAGTTTTCTTTGGCAGCGGAAGCCCAAGCACAACAGCCGCAACTCAAGGAGTTTTCGGATTAAGCAAAAACAAAATCCTTGTAGAGTTTGATCTCTATATGGGCGACACTGATACAGGTGGAGCAGGCAAGACTATTAATGGAAGAGGTTACATTACTGGTTTAGCCCCAACTGCTTCAGCGGACGCACCAGTGTGGGTTTCACCAATTACTATTACAGTAACTGGCGACTACACAGTAACTTAAACGCCCCCTCGGGAGCGACTGGAAAGGGCCCTAAAAAGCCCTTTTCTTTTATGCCTACAATAAATACATTGGGAGAAGATTTATGGATGTCATAGACGACAAGAATGACAGAGAATTGATACAAAGCCTATTGGCAGAGATTGCCAAGGCTAACAACGAATTAAAATGTGCTCGTGGCGATTTAGACAAAGCACAAGGCAGAATAAAATTTGCCACCCTGTTGTTAAACAAACTGATTGAAAGACAAGGAGATTAAAAGATGGACATTGGTAAAATAGCACGAAAACCCGCACTGGCAAAGATAGAAATCAGTGACGAAGATATTGTAAGTCGTTATGGAGAATCCATAACATTCTGGATGTTAGATGAGATGGGCATTGACACATATTTCTCATTCTATCGCCTACAGCAAGAGCAAAAGTCAGAAGAACTTAACGCTCTATTCCGCAAAATAATCCTTAAAGAAGACGGCACATCCGCATTAGGTGACGGTGAAGTCCTACCTGTGGATATTACATTAGCGGTATTGGTTGCTATCAATGACTTCTTGGGAAAATCAAAGCCCCAGCCTTCAACAAGCGAGACTGGGGCTACGCAGGCTTAATCAGTATAGGGCGACTGGCAAAGACTTATGGCTTGTTACCCAGTGAAGTTCGTGATAGGGCTACGGTGTATGACATCATAGCCACAGAAGCAATGACAACCTGGGAACAGAAAATGTCAGAAGAAATAAAAACGGGCATTCCAGCAGCCCCAGATTTAAGCGAAGAAGAAATGAAGGCGATGTTAGCCAAGGTAAGAGGAGCGAAATGAAAGGTAATATAACAAGAAGGTTAGATGAAATAACCGCAAAGACACAAGATAAGGAACTTACCAAAGTTGCTTTTCAAGAGTGGCGTTCTAATACCCCTGTTCGTTCTGGCAATGCTCGCAGAAATACAAAATATAAACAAGATGAGATACACGCCAACTACGCCTACGCTAAAAGATTAGATGAAGGTTATAGCAAACAAAGTCCAGATGGTATGAGCAAACCAACTATCGAGGCTGTAAGACGCTATCTCAAGGATGAGGTATAAGGAGCAATTATGGCAGTCATAGAAGATTTTATTTTACGATTTAAGACAGTTGGCGAACAAGGCATTAAAAATGCTCGTGGTGCTATTTCTGGACTTAAAGATGATGTTCAGGACTTTGCCAATGTAGGCGGACCCTTACAAAATACTCTAAACGGCATCATCGGAAAATTAGGTGGTGTTGGTATTGCCGCTGGTGCGTTAGGCACAGCCTTTGTTATGGCAGGCAGTAAGGCACTAACACTTTCAGGCGAACTTATGGATATCAGTGGTGCCACTGGTATCGCAGCCAGTAAGGTAGCATCATTTAGAACAAGTCTAATAGAAGCAGGCGGTAAGGCAGAAGATGCCTCACAGATTTTAGGTAAGTTAAGACAAAGTGCTGAAGAAGCAGCCGCAGGTAATGAAACACTACAAAACGCATTTAGAAAATTAGGTGTATTTGTTACAGATGCCAGCGGACAAATTCGTCCAATGGGTGATATTCTAGATGATGTCACAAGATTGTTCCAACAAGGAAAATTAGCACCAGAACAATATGCTGCCGCAGTAGATTTACTAGGAAAAAAAGTAAATCAATTAGAAACACAAAAACTAAAATCTGTTGAAGACATTAATTTTGACAAAGCCGTAGAAAATATTGACAAGTTCAATGATAGAATTGACAAGATAGTAGATAGCATCAATAGAAAATTAATTACATCCTTTGGAGCATTTGCCGAATCGATCAATGAAGGTGGCATAGCAGGTGGCTTAGCAATGATTACCGAAGAGATAGGTAGATTGTTAGGCAGACTACTAAACTTACCTACAGATGCTGTGGCAGGTGCGTGGAATCTATTAGTTCCAGACTTCTTAAGAATAAACAAAGCCGCAGGATTAGGCGATCCGCTTATTGCCGCAGTAGATAAAGCAGAAGCCGCTCGTAAGAAAGCCATTGAAGATGCTAAAAAATATAACAATGATTTTGAGCGTGAAGCCAAGCGTGCCAAAGAAGTTGCAGACAGAAACAAGCCAGCCAACTTACCTAAACAGGCTCCAGACGGCAAAGGTGGATATGGTGTTACACCAGAAGCCACTATCAAGGCTAATGAGGCAGCACAGAAGCGTATTGAAGATGCTAAGATTGAAACTGCTCGAAGAGGCGATTTACAAAGAAATACTGAAGCATTGGCAGCGGCACTACAAGGTGCGGATAAACTTAAAGCCGCAGCCTTAAAAGGCGAAGCAGACATTAAAGCCATAGGCATTAACTCTGCCAAAGACATTGAAAAAGCCAGACTGGATATTTTTAGTCAAGAGCGTGTATCCGAAGAAAAGAAAAAACAAGAGTTTGAAGAAAAGAAAAAGGCTATTGAGATCAAGGCACTGGAAGATGTTCAAACAGTTCGTATGCGTATGGCAGAAGAACAGCGTAGAGAAGAAGAGCGAATTGCTAACATTATCCAACAAAGCAAGGCAAGAATAAAAGAAGAACAAGCCTTAAATGATGTTATCCGTCGTAGAAATCAATTTCAGAATGACAATGCTACTGCCACAGACAGAGAGCGTGAAAACGCACAGGCTGTATTTGATTTAGAAGCAGACAGACTGGCTAAACTTCGTGAGATTGAACTTATCAAGGACTTGCCTGTAGATGAGCGTGCCGCAAGAGAGCGTGAATTAAACACAATCTACGAAGAAAGATTAGTTCTACTTAAAGAACAACAAGAAGCCAACTACAGACTAACACAAGATTTTCAGAAGGGT